GCTTTAATGGTGACGCTGGTCTCCGCACAGTTTCCGCTGACATCAGCCGAGATGAACAAGTCCACGTAGCAGCTAATAGCCTTGTGTGTAAGGAGCTTGGGTTGGAAATCAGCCCATCTCTGGATAAGCTGCGTAAGGCGACTATCAATTGGGTTATGTCACCTCTTAAGGTATCTACCTATAAATATCTGGACAAAAAATTTTGGCTGGATGCAAGTGATCGCCTGATGTATGAAGGTAAAGCCCCAGAGCTTTCCGATACAAAGCGAGCACGTATGCCTGCCTTCTTTGAACATGCAAACCCCAATCTCCCTCAGTATGCTTGAGACCCATGGTCTCCAGCTCACTTCTCTTGTAACACAATTAGAAGAGAACTTCCCACCTGTTAATCCCCACCCGGATGACTCACACTCATTAATTATGTACCGCTCAGGCCAACGTTCTGTGGTCGAGTGGATTCAACACCAACTCAACGAAGAGAACAATGGCTAAAAAAGGTAATAGCGGCAATCGTGCTTCCGCTCCAGCTCCAGCACCTTCAAGAGGTGCAAGTCAAGCAGCTGTTCAAGCGTTTGTAGCATCTAATCCTAATTCACGTACAGCCCAAGCAGCAGCAGCCCCTGCTCAGCCAAAGCCAACAACTGTTAATCAAGGTCTGAAGATTGCAGGTGCTGGTGGTATCACGAAACAAGAACTACAGAATATCTCCGATACCACTGGTAGGTCTGGTGCACAAGTTGTTCAAAGACTTGATGCACTGAATCAAAAACTTAAATCGCAAGACCAAGTTGGTATTAGCCTTAATTCTGGTGCAGCTAATATGCTAATCCGACAGGCTCAAAACGCACCTATCACCATGAAGTCTTTGTACGGTGGTAACCAGCAGTTTGGTACAGGTCAAATCGGTAAACAGCTGCAGGGAATGGTTGGTACTCGTAGTGCGTTCGGTATCCAAGGTACTCCTGGCACTGGACGCATGATGGGTGGCACAGCTATTCGTCCTGGTGGCCGAACAACAGTACAAGGTTTTGGTAAACAGTTTGCTGGTATGCCTACAAGTGGAATCGGTAATGCCATGCCTGTTACAGAGACTCCCGCAGTGGCTACTGAAGCAGCTCCAATTGCTGCACCTGAGATGCTACCTGAACCTCTACCTGAAGAGGAGAAGGTTGATCAGATGATGCCTGGATCTTCCGCTGACCTTGCTAACTGGGCAACTGGATTTAAGGCTAAGCGTAGCAGCCGTAGAGGTGCAGGTCCTCGTGCACAAGGTCTTGGATCCCAACGAGTTAATCCATCCGGTACCTTTAGAGGCGGTATGTAATGTCAGCTAAATCACGATACGATTATCTAAGTAAATATCGTTCCCAGTTTCTAGACACAGCTGTACAGTGCTCTCAGTTGACACTCCCTACTCTCATCCAACAGGATGATGATGTAGGACGTTCAACTAACATTAGGTTGATTACACCATGGCAAAGCGTTGGTGCAAAGGGTGTGGTGACACTAGCATCTAAATTGATGTTGGCGCTCCTACCTCCTCAAACCAGCTTCTTTAAGCTACAGATCGATGATTCAAAGATCGGTGTGGATCTCCCAGCAGAAGCACGATCAGACCTTGATATCTCATTCGCTAAGATGGAAAGGTCTGTCATGGAAATTATAGCAGCATCTAGTGATCGTGTTACCGTACACCAAGCTCTTAAGCATCTGGTTGTAGGTGGTAATGCGCTGATCTATATGGGTCCTAAGGGGCTTAAGCTATATCCATTGAACAGGTATGTTGTAGATCGAGATGGCAACGGTGACATCCTAGAGATCGTTACACGAGAACGCATCAGTCGTAAACTTCTAGCACCACTCATTAACACAAGTCTTCCTGTTAACTCACCTGGTGAGGATGGATCTGACAACGAAGAGGACGTAGATGTTTACACACATGTAAGGCGAGATAATAATCGCATGGTATGGCACCAGGAAGTCTTTGATAAGATCATCCCTGGTTCACAAGGTAAGGCACCACTTGATGCTAACCCTTGGCTCGTCCTTAGGTTTAATGTCGTAGATGGTGAACCGTTTGGACGTGGTAGGGTAGAGGAATTCCTTGGTGACCTACGCTCCCTTGAGGCACTCATGCAAGCACTCGTAGAGGGCTCTGCAGTCGCCGCTAAGGTCGTCTTTACCGTCTCCCCCTCTAGTACTACCAAACCTCAGACACTCTCAGCTGCGGGCAACGGAGCCATCATTCAGGGACGACCTGATGACATCTCTGTTGTACAAGTTGGCAAGACGGCAGACTTTAAGACTGCTATGGAGATGGCTAGTGTATTGGAACGTCGGTTGAGTGAAGCATTCCTTATCCTTAACGTTCGTAACAGTGAGCGTACTACTGCTGAAGAAGTACGTATGACTCAGATGGAACTAGAGCAACAGCTTGGTGGTCTATTCTCACTGCTGACTGTTGAGTTTCTGGTACCTTATCTGAACCGTAAGCTCTCTGTACTACAGAAGACACAAGAGATCCCCCGTATTCCTAAGGATCTTGTACGTCCTACTATTGTTGCCGGTATCAATGCACTTGGTCGAGGACAGGATCGAGAGTCACTGACTCAGTTCTTTACTGTCATTGCTCAGACACTTGGACCTGAAGCATTGAGTACATTCCTTAATGTAGACGAAGCTGTTAAGCGTCTTGCTGCTGCTCAAGGTATTGATGTATTGAATTTGGTTAAGTCCATGAGTCAAGTACAGCAAGAACAAGCAGCAACACAACAACAAGCTATGCAGATGGAAGCTTTGAAACAAGCACCCAACATGGCGAAGGCTCCACTAATGGATCCCACAAAGAATCCAGACCTATTGAACGGATCAAATGAACAAACAGACACCAACGAGATCCCAGAGATCGAACAAGAAAGCAACATCCC